GTGCAGCTTGAGGAGTTTCGAGCATGTAGTCGGTTGCTGCAACTTGCGCATCCTTTTTCGACATGCCTTCTTCGTTTTCGTACTTTGCCGCGAGGCACGAATGGAGCTTGGCCTCTCCGGCTGTTGTTACGGCAGTGACATAGCCGAATGGCTTTTTCTCCATCCACTTTCCGGGAGCCTTGGCATCCTTCTTTCCTCCACCGTCCTTGCCGTCTTCTGCTCCACCGCCGCCGCCTTGACAAGCGTTGCCCGGCTGAAATCCACCGGCGCCAGTTCCGCAGTCGCGCTCTTCATCAGTTTCCTCGACGTAGTCCATGATGATGGTCGTAGCGTCGCCTTTGGATCGAGCGCCGTTCTCTTTAGCCCAACGCTCCATGTAGTCGAGGCGCGCGGAGATGGTCTCACGCAGTTCCTTGGGAGCAGCTCGAACGATTGAGGAGCGACGCCGACCGAGGTCTCGAATCTGCGCGGCGATTTGGTTGTTGTTGAGTTTCCCGAAGATGCGCCGACCTTGGTCGCTTGTGCGCATGCTTTCAAGTTCGCCGACCTTGGGACCAAATACCTTTGGACCACCTTGCGCGCGGAAGGTGAGCGAGCCGCCGTTGTCCACTCGCTGCGGTGGACCTCCGTCCTTGGGGACGAGCACGTTGTCGCCGTTCATTCCAACGACGTCCCAATTTGCCATCAACGCATCGGCTGCAAAGTGCTCACGCAGTTGGCTTGCTGCTGCTTCAAACTTTGCGCCCGACAGGTTGCCGATGGGCGTACCTTCGACGTACTTCGTGATCTGCTTTGGCGCTGATGAATCACTCTCATCGAGTGAGTGCGCAGGGACAGGAACGCCCGCGGCGGCGTAGATGTCGTTGGCGGCGGCTTCGCTGCGGATGTGTTCCGGCGAATTACCTTCCTTCACGACGTACTGGTTTCCGTCCTTGTCCTTGGCGAGCATTGCTCCGGTGGAGCCTCCAAGGTTGCCGACCGTGGTGAGGTCAGCCGCCGCCGGCATCCCTGCATCAGAGCCTTCGCTGATGTCATCGCCGGCGGTGCCGCCCTTGCCGCATTCGTTTCCGGGCTGAAAGCCGCCGGCTCCGCTTCCACAATCCCGCCGGCTAGGTTCGCCGGCAGAGGCGGGATCTGTCGGCGAGGGGTTTGCCGGTGTTGGCGCCGGCGCGGGCGTAGTCGGATCAGGTGGGCTCGGAGCCGTTGGGGTGGGTTCAGACCCGCCCGGAGGGGGCGGCGCTGCCTTGGGCTTCCTAGCGGCATCAGCAAGAGGACTGATGATCTTGGCAATGTCAGCGTCCCCAATCAACGGGAACGCTGCGGCGATTATCCCGCTTGCGGCTTCGGCAGGGATTTCTCCCTTGGCAACCATGGCGGCGAGGGCGGACATGGCTTGCAGTTGTCCGACGCCCGAGGCTTGGGCTTCGGCGCTGGTTGGCGCGTCTGATTCTTTGGTAGTGGTTGGAAGCGGTCCGAGTTGGAGCGGGACGCGCAGGTTCTCACCACCGAGCACGGGGCCCATTCCTTCACGCGAGCGGACCTCGTTGATGGACAGGAACCCATGCTGAAGCGCTGTGGCGTAGGCGTTGAATCGCCCGCCGAGATCTCCGCGAGTGAGAGCATCAAAGGAGATCGACGTACGAACAGGCTCACCCGGGCGGATGAGTTTCCTGATGGTCTCTTCTTCGAGTCTGCTTACCCAAGTGCCGAGCGTGTGCTTGGTGAATTCGAGATCGGCTTGCTCGGCGCTGGAGTAGGACTGCTTACTCGAATCGCCGACCATGTGCGGCGGCACTCCAAACGCTGCGGCGATTTGCTCACGACAGTAGCGACGCAGCTCGATGAGTTGTGCGTCGTCAGGGTTAATGCTGACTTGCTTAAATTCGTAACCGGATTCGAGGATCGCGACGCGGCCCGCATTTCGGGAGCCGCCTTGCATTGCTTGCCATGAATCACGTAGGCGCGAATATGCCTCAGGTGACAAGGTGCCTTGAACCTGCAAGACTCCGGCTGGTCGCGCGCCGTTCTGGAAGAACGACGCAACGAATGCTTCGGCTTCAAGTTCGACGCCGATCATTTGTCGGGCGAGATAGATTGGCGGCTCACCAATCAAGCCGTCTGCGCTTGGACCGATGAGGTGGAAGATGTCGTAGGCGTTGAATACTTGCGAGCCCGGAATGCCCGCGGCGTAGTAATAGACAACTGAATTGTCTGGCGCGCGCTGCACGTTCATCAGATCCGGGCGCAGTTTCTCGAGACGAATTGGTCGACCGGTTGCGTCACGCTGAATGTACGAGTACCCGTTGCCGTACAGGAGGCAATCCATCAGCATGGACTGGCGCCAAGTCAATGCGCCCATGAACGGATTCGGCTCGATGTTCAACAGGTGATAGAGCGGATGGTTGGGAAGCGGACGCATCTGCTCCTCTTCAACCTTGTAAACCTTCCACTCCATGCGAGCAATGCTCTGCGAGATCAGCATGGTGCACGCGTGAACGCTTGGGCTTTGCCTTGCAAGTTCGGGCGTGATGTAGCGGCCAGTATCAGCCCAATTCGATATATAGCCTTGGACACCCGAGGAGACAGGCATACCGACCGGGCTGTTCTCTTGGAAGGCAATATCTTCCCGGCGAGAAGCCTGGCGCGTTAGTCCTCCGAAGATTCGTGACAGGATGCCGTCTATAGCCATTGGATTCCGCGGTCCTCGTATGGGGAGCGTAGCAAGGGGCTCCCGTCTAACGCTACTGCAAGGGCAATGATCCCCGCAACTACCGGATCGATCTTCTCGACAGAGCGGCGCTTGCTTGGGCGCGGGTTGTTGTTGTAGTCGAGTTCGACGACGGTGTTGGACATCGCCCAAGTCATGACAGGATTCCCGTCATGGTGCAACTTCTTGCCTACGACAGCAGCCTCCCATCGGCGGGTCGGTCCGCTCATGTGCAGGAACGATTGAGGAACGCGCCGAAGTTTCAGCCCGTCATGCTCGAGCTGCTGCGCCAATCCTCCGGCGTTGTTGGGGTCGTAGCCGACCGAGACAACCTTGTTTTTCTCGACCAGGCGCTTCACTTCAGCGCGTAGGAATTCGTAATCGGTGGCGTCGCCGGGAGTCAGTTTCAACCATCCCTGGCGCGCCCAATCCAAGTAGGGAACGCGGTCGCGCTTTTGTCTACGCTCGGCGCCTTCTTCTGGAGCGTAGGACCAAGTGCGGACGTGGTACTCGTCCCCGTCCATCCATACGGCGGTGAGGCTTGTCAGGTCACTTACTTCGCCAAGGTCGATGCCGAGATAGCACGGCAGCCCGGCGAGCCGATCGTCTTCTACCGGATCTTGGCAATCGTCCCAATCAGACATGCGCACCCATCGGATATCAGCGGTGACGTGTTGATTTAGATGGAGAGTGCGGAAGGGGGTTTCGTACGACGGCTGCTCTTGGGCGCGTCTGCATTCTTCCGCGATCCATTGCTCCTGCAACGAGATGCCGAGCGACGGGTTGGCGATGCGCCAAGCCTCAGGCGTGCGCCAATCCATCGCCTCCGTGGCTTCGTAGATCACGGGCAGATATGCGGGGTTGTCGATGATGCGGTCGCGGACCTTGCATGCGTAGTCGTACTGATCCCACTCGAGCGATTCACGCAGCGTGCCGGCGGTTGTGATTGAGACAATCAGCGGCTGCATGCGAGCACCCATCGAACTGGAGATTGCTTCCCACAGTTCACGCCTATTTCCCATGGCGTGGATTTCGTCGGCGATGGCAAAACTGACGTGGAGCCCGTGCGCTGTTGGTGCGTCGCTGGACATGGCTGCCCACACACCTCCGAGCGATGGGGCGACAATTCGATTCTGATAGACCTCGACGCGCGCCTCAAGTTCAGGCTCGGCGCGGATCATGGTGCGCGCACGCTCAAATACGAGTTTGGCTTGCTTGCGGTCAGCAGCGAATGAAACCACTTCAGGCGTTGGCTCTCCATCAGCGAGGAGGTGATAGAGCCCGAGCGGCGCCAGCAGTTCGGTCTTCCCGTTCTTGCGCGGGATCCAAATGGCGCACTCCCGGTAGCGGCGCGTTCCGTCAGCACGCATCCACCCGTACAGGTTTCCAATCAGCGAGCGCTGCCATGGAAGCAGTTTGAACGGCTGCCCTGCCCATGTTCCTTTGGCGTAGGTGCAGACTCCCTCGATGAATCCGATGACGTGGCGCGCTGCATCAGGGTTCCAAGTGCTGTTCCCGGCTGACGCGATGGCGTCGTAGCCGGGAATGCTGTTGAACGCTTCAGCCGACCAATCATCCGGCTTTGGTCGGGCGCGCGAAGTACGACGCTTTGCCATCGGTCTTGACCTCCGGTAGGGCGATCAGTCGACCGCGTGCGGCGGGCGTCAGCCCGAACTCGGCGAGCATGCGCCGGACGTTGAGAGCGAGCTCCATTTGCATGGCCGAGTATGGCGAGCGCCGAAGCATCTTGAGCGAGCCGTCGGGATTTTTGACAGGGTAGACGTCGCCGTATTGGTTGAGCATGTCTGTGGCTCGGCGATAGCGCGACCATGCTTCACACAGGACAGCGAGCGCGAAGCCGTCCGCTTCGGTGATGACGCGCATGCGCTCGAGGATTGGAACGATTTGCTTCCATGCCTTCTTGCCTTCATCATCTAACCATGGCGGGATGGGCGGCGTGCGCGATACTGGCGTTGGCTCGTTCTTTCGACCACGTGCGCGCCAACTGCCCGAGAGCTTGAGCATGGCGGTCGGTTTGGGGGGAGGTCCACTCATGCTTGTTCCAATACAGTTAGTCGAATGTGCGTAGCAACTGCCTTCATCAATGGCGGCGGCACGGTGTTGCCGAGTCGCTCGGCGGCGTTGGTGTAGTTTGTGCCGAAGTCAAATTCATCTGGGAAGCTGCTGAATCGCTTCAGCTCTGCAATCGTAAACGCGCGACGCTCTGCCCAATGCATCAGTCCATACATGCCGAGTTGACCGAGGCTCTTCGTTATTGTCGGGCATGGACGCATCGGATTGACTCGCACGCCGTTGAATCCGATTCGAAGTCCAAGCTTGGTGAGGCTCTGTCCTGGCTTGAGAAACTCCCACATACTGTAAGCCTTGCGCGTGTTGCCAATTTCGATAAGGTGCGCAACTTCTGCTTCGTCGAGTTGCAGCCCTTCAACGGCAACGCTCGCTGATATCGGGGCATGTGTCGGCATTGGATGAGTTGGATCGATGTTGAGGTCTTCGCGGACGCCGATGAAGATCATTCGCACTCGTGACTGCGGCACGCCGTAATTCGACGCGTTTAGCTTTCGCGCTGCAACTCGATAGCCGCTCGCCTTTAGTTCGCGAAGGATTTCGGCAAAGATGATGCGCATCTTCCCGATGACCATGCCGCCTACGTTTTCCATTACAAATACTCGCGGCTTCAAACCACGGAGAAGCCGCACATATTCCTTGAATAGTTGATTTCGCTGGTCTTCAATGTTGCGTCGTCCGGCGATGCTAAATCC